ACTCAAAGAACTGTTTACCTGCTTCTATTTCATTCTTAAAGTGAACCTTTCTAGGATCTTTCTCATGAAAAGAAAGCTGGTAGAAGTCAAGTAAGTCTCCATTGATTAGGATACTATCTACACCTTCTGCTTCCATTTTGTCACATGCAGTTTCTATTGCATCTTCATCATGGTAGGGAATGTGTAAGTCACCAATTACACCTAGTTTCTTACAACCTGTAGGAAAAGTAAAAGTTCCTCTTTTTTGTGTAAGAGAAGATGGTAATGATACAAAATTATTCATAACTTTAGTTTTAAGTTCTTTTTGAAAGTCTCTAGTACCTAAGTTCTTTCTATGAGAGTTGCCAGCTTGACCTCTGTAATATCTAACTCTAACGTAAACATTTTCAAAAGTGTTAAAGAAACCCTTGTTTTCTTTATATATTTTGCGAGCTAAAGTTTTGCTGGGTGCATTTGGGAACTTTTCAAGATATTCTAAAACAATTTTAGTATTTTTCTTGGCGTTAGGTTTAAGTTCTTTACTCATAAGTACATATTAATATAATAAAAAATACCGTATGTTTAGTTTCAAACTAACTAAAAAGAATGGAAATTTAGTGCATATTAATGAAAGCACAAAGATTTCTTATCAATTATTTCTTGATAAACTTCAAGAGGGTCAGGAAGTTGAGGTCTTTATGGGACTAACTTCAGACAATGGTAGCTTAGCACAATTAGCTAAGATACATGCATGTATTAGAGAATTAGCCAAAGAGTCTGGCTATACATTTGATGAGATGAAATTTATAGTTAAACAGCACTCTGGTCTGTGTTATGATGGAGGAGGTGCTGAGTACTGTAAGTCTTTTAAAGATTGTAGTAAAGAAGAATTAGCAATGGCAATAGAGTCTGCTATTGAACTTGGGAGAGATTTGAATATTAACCTTGCTTAGGTTCAACATAATCAGGATCTCCTGGTTCTAAAATTTCTTTCTCATTATATAAATTTGCTTGTTGTGCTTGTTGCTCTATTTCAGCTAAAAGTAAAATTAATGTATAGAAAGTTCTTTCTGCATCATTTAGATCCTCATAGTTTTTAGTAATAATCTCTTTGAAATAAGCATCACCTTTTTCTTGAACATTTAATTGTTGAAGAATATAAAAAGAAGCTGCTTTTGCCATTAAGTAATAACTTTTATTTACTTGTATAGTGATTAGAGCATCATCTTTTAGCTCTTTTACTTTAATTGCCATAATAATAATAATTTTAACAAAAATAAGAAAAAATGAAAATAGAACCAGAAATTGATGAGATTAAACAAAAATTGTTTAATCAACTTGAGTCCAATGGTTGGGGTAGGATTTTTAAATCTTTTATATTTAGTTCTGAGTTTACTGATATTTTAAATAATCTCTACACACTGAGCACAAGCGGTAAAAGATTTACTCCACCATTAAAGCAAGTGTTTAGAGCATTTGAAGAATGTCCATATGACAAACTACAAGTAGTAATAATTGGTCAAGATCCTTATCCTACATTAGGTGTGGCAGATGGTATATCTTTTAGCTGTAGTAATACAAATAAACTACAACCAAGTCTAAAATTTATATTACAAGAAGTTGATAGAACTGTATATAATAATCATGTAATAAGTGAAGATCTTGATCTTAAAAGATGGGCAAATCAAGGTATATTAATGCTAAATACAGCTCTTACAGTAGAAGTTGGTAAAATTGGTAGTCACTATGACATTTGGAAACCATTTACTGCTTATTTATTAGATTGGTTAAATAATCATAACACAGGATTAGTATATGTATACATGGGTAAAAAAGCTGAAGGATGGTCTGAACTTACTGGGGATAATAACCATAAGTTTACTGTTAAACATCCTGCTTCTGCTGTTTATAACGGCTCTAAATGGGATAGTAATGATATATTTAATAAAGTATCTGCTATAGTTAAAGAAAATAGTGGTAATGAAATAATATGGTAGTATGGAAGATATATTTTTAAGATTAATTGAAGAAGGAATTACTCCAAATAGCTATTATGTTTTGCATTGTGTAAAATATAAAATAATTCCTGCATCTTATGTAAGCAAGGAATTAGAAGTAAAGAGATTAATTTCTGATGGATGGTTAAATGAAGATTTGACATTAACAAGTAAAAGTGTTATCTTTACTACTGAGATTGACGGATTTTTTAAGAAGTCAAAAAAGAAAACATCTAAACTTTTATTAGGAGATAATTTTGAAGACTGTGTAAAGAAGTATTCAGAAACATTTCCAAGTATTAAACTTGCCAGTGGTAAGTATGCAAGATCTAACTCTAAAAACTTAGAGAATGCATTTAGATGGTTCTTTGAAAATTATAAATATGATTGGGAAACAGTTTTGTTAGCAGCAAAGAAATATGTTTTGGAATACAGAGAGATTAACTATCAGTACATGAGAACATCTCAATATTTTATTAGAAAGCAAAACAGTGACAAAACTTGGGACTCAGACTTGGCTGATTATTGTGAAATGATTTTAAATAAACCAGATGATGAAATAATATTTATTAAAGAAAGACTATTTTGATACACATAAATTTAAAGAAGTTATTTATTGGGATTATTGGGAGTGTGTGTTTGTATCTAATAATTAACAACTACATTGTAGAAGTGAGCATTTTACAGTATATAGCCATAGAAGGTATAATTACTTTGTCTCACTATCTATATGAAAGAATTCAACCTTCAGTAGAAGGTACCCCAGAAGATTAATCTATAGAATATGTATAATAATGCTAGGCCCCTAAAGCCTGTAAGTGAAAGAGACGCTTTAAGAAAAGCACTCTATAAAATGAAAGCTAGACGCAATGGTGAATTAAAGTCATTGAAGACAGCTTGGGTGAATTTTAATAATGCTTTTTGTGATGGTCTAGAATGGAGAACTATTACAGTTGTTGGTGCAAGACCAGGAACAGGTAAGACTTTATTTATGGAACAATTGGTTAATGATGTCATCAAGATGAATCCTGACCAAAAGTTCAGAATATTAAAGTTTCAGTTTGAGATGCTAGATGAGACAAATGGTATTAGAAAATTGTCTATGAATGTTGGTTCTGATTACAATACTCTGATGAGTAAGGATATGCCTGTAGACAAAGGTGTATATCAAAAGTGTGTTCAGTTTTATGAAAGCACAGAAAGTTATGATATAGTAGATGTTGTGTATGATCCATGTACAGTGGAAGAGATGTGTGCTACTATTCATTCTTATATGGAGCAATTTAAAACAGAAGATGGTTTTGTAAATACTTTAGTTACTGTGGATCACTCAGCTTTATTTAAACTTGGTGGAAAGTATAAAGATAAGTTTGAGATGTTGAATGCTTTTGGTGAAGCCCTTACAGAAATGAAGAAGAAGTTTCCAGTGGCTTTCTTAGTTCTTAGTCAGTTAAACAGAAATGTTGAAACTATAGAAAGAGCAAAAGATGGTACATATGGGAATTATATTCTAGATTCTGATTTATATGGTTCTGATGCTTTATTACAACATGCAGATGTTGTGTTAGGAATTAATCGTCCTTTTAACAGAAGAATTAAATTCTATGGTCCAGAAAAGTATATTATCAATGACCCAGATCTTTTAGTATTTCACATACTAAAATCAAGAAATGGTTTTATGGGTATGACCTTTTTCAAATTGGATAGAGATGTTATGAGGATTATTGAGACTGATCCACCACCAGTATCTGCACATTAATTTTAAAAATATGTATAACAGAAGAGACAAAGAAAGAGAGTTGATGGAACATCACTCTGGTTATCTAGACAAACTGAGTTCTAGTTACCAATTTATTGCAAAGACTGCTTTTTATAGCAAAGGTAAATTTGGAAGACAGATCCAGTTATTTGAAAATGAACTAAATAAGGGTTCTGATATTTATGTAGAATTGGTAGATATTGTTAGAGATGCTAAAGGCATGGAAACAGATATGACCCCAATGTATTGGGAAAGACCACTATTTAAATGTAGATACAATCCTTATTTTAAAGAAGAGTATGAAGTTAAAGTTTCTACAAATTCAAGAGGAGATGAATACACTGCTTATATTATACCTACTTCAGAGTTGGTATGTGTAAACAAGGGTTCTGAAGAAATTCCTTACAATGAGTATGAGAAGAACAGAACTACTGAACCTGTAGAGCAGAAGAAGTTAAGTGTTTTTCCAGACTTTGAAGAGGAGTTTGTTCCCAAACTGAAAGATGTAGAAAGTTCAGGTGATGTATCTGCTATTTTATTAGAGATTGCAGCTGGATTTCAGAAACTTGCAGTAGCATTTAAAAACAAATAACATGGGTATAGTACTTCCAACTAAAAAAGTAAAAGCTGATAGAGTTAATCCTAAAAGATTAATTATCTACTCTAAGCCTAAAACTGGTAAGACAAGTGCATTTGCTGGTCTTGAGGGTAATTTGATTATTGACTTAGAAAATGGTGCAGACTATGTTGAAGCCATTAAAGTAAAAGCAAATAATCTACAAGAGCTCAAAGAGATTGGTAAAGCAATTAAAGAAGCTAACTATCCGTACAAGTATGTTACAATTGATACTGTGACAGCTTTGGAAGATATGGTTATGCCGCTTGCAATTAACCTATATAAACAAACACCAATGGGTAAGAACTATTCTGGAGACAGTATACTTACTTTACCAAATGGTGCAGGTTACTTATATGTTAGGCAAGCATTCTTTCAAGTTTTAGATTTTATTGATACATTAGCACCCCAAATTATTTTATCTGGTCACATTAAGGACAAGCAGGTAGATGATAAAGGTGAGATGGTTATGTCTGCAAACATTGATTTGACAGGTAAAATAAAATCTTTAATTTGTGCAAATGCAGATGCTATTGGTTATATGTTTAGAAAAGGTGAACAAACTATTCTAAGCTTTAAGACTAATGAAGAAGTGACTTGTGGTGCAAGACCTGAGCACTTAAGAAATGAAGAGATAGTAATTTCTGAAATGGTAAATGGTGAGCTAATGACTCACTGGGAAAAAGTATATAAATAATAAATAATAACAAAAATGGGATTAAGTACAAAAGATCTAGTAAGTGAAGGTGGTAGTGGAATGGCAAAGACTATTGCACCAGGTAACCACACATTAAGAATTAACAGTATTGTGTTAGAGGACTTTCAATTTATTGATGGTGCTAAACACTTGATGTTAAATGTTGAGACAGAACCAATTGATGGATTTGAAGGTTTTCTAATTGATAAAGATGATGAAAGCAAAGGAAAGTACAAGGGTCAAATTGGTAGAGTAAAAGCTAGTCAGTATGCATTTGCAGATGGACAAACAAAGTCTGGGATTAAAATTCAAAGAGATAGATCTTTGATGATGTTCTTGGCTAACTTGTCTAAAGCAACTGGTATAATGAAATGGTTTGAAGAACAAGATAATAAATTTAACAGCATTGAGGAGTTTGTAAAGAACTTCAGTGACAATGCTCCACTTAAAGATAAGTATCTAGATTTCTGTGTTGCTGGTAAAGAATATGAGAACAAGTCTGGTTATACTGCATATGACATGTGGTTGCCAAAAGCTGAAAACAATAAGTATGCTTATGGTGAAGAAGGTTCTGATAGAATTCTTAAGTATGATGAAGGTAAGCACCTTAAGAAACTTGAGGTAAAACCAGTAGATAATTTTGGTGATGATGATGATGACTTTCCAACACCTGGAAAAACATCTTCTGACTTTAATCTAGATTAACAGCTCCTACATAATGGGGAGTTAGTCTAGCTCCCCTTATGTACTAAATTGGGTTGCTATGATTTCTACAAAAAACTTAATATGTGATTTAGCTGATGTTCCAAGAGAATGGGCATTTGAACACTATCTAAACCTTACAGAAAAACTTACAGGCCAAGATATTAAAATGAAGTCAGTGTTTAATATACGAGAGAAGACACCTTCTATGTGTATTTATATTGACAGAAATAATATCTACAAGTTTAAAGATTTTTCTTCAGGTATTGGTGGTGATGCAATAAGCCTTGTCCAAAGTTTATTTAATCTACCCACTAGAGGTTCCGCAAGTTATAAGATAATTGAAGACTATAACCAGTATGTTTTAACTAATGGTTGTAATACAATAAGGTCTTATAAACAACACAGTAAATTTAAGGTTACTGATTATGAGATGCGGCACTGGAATACTCTTGATCAAAAATATTGGATGGGATTTCACATTGGTTCTAGATTGTTATCTAGATATAATGTTGTTCCATTAGA